AACTACCTACCTTACCATTTGAAGATAATAAATATAAAATATTTGGTAAAACTGTAGAACCTAGACTAATTGACATGGCAAGAAAAAAATTTCCAAATGTAATGAGTATTGAAGAGTATTATGGTAATAATATTAAAAAATATCAATGGAATAACTTTATAGATGATAGTAATATTTTTGGTGGTATTATGGATGCGGTTGCAACAACTAATGATTTAAAAACACTTACAATGATAGTTGAATGTAAATCTAGTTCTAAACCTAATTTATGGAAAAATAACAATGTTCCTATTGATTACTTACTTCAAGGATGTTTATATTCATATTTAAAAGGTTTAGATAGAGTATTATTCATATGTTGTTTTCCACAAGATTTAGATTATAATCATCCGGAAAAATTTGAACCAAACGAAACTAATACAATAATGGTTGTTAAAAAAATTAAAGATGTTATGATCCAATTACCAAGTGGTGAAATGATTACATTCCAACAAGCTATTGATTATTGCGAAGAATGGTGGGATAAATATATTGAAACAGGTATATCACCAGAATTTGATGAAGTAAAAGATAAAGAATATTTAGATATAATAAGAACAAGTAAACCAATAAATGATAATTCTTTAGAAGATTTATGTGATAGTGCTAAAGAGTTAGTAGATAAAATAGAAGAATTAAAAAATAGTACTGGTATAACTAGTATGGAAGAAGAATTAAAAACAATAGAAAAAAGTATTAAACAAGGTTTAATGGATAGTTTAAAAGAGGGAGAAACAAAAGCAAGTTGTAAACAATATAAATTAAGTGGTACAACTACCATGAAATTTAATGAAAAAGCATTTGCCGAGAAAAACCCTAATACATACAAGAAATTTTTAGAACCAAGTTTAACATATAGATTAAGTAAAGTAAAAATTGAGGAGGAATAAAAATGAAAGTGAAAATGAACATGAAGGGTTTTAAATTAGTAGATGAGGGAGAAAGAGTATTAAAGATTACAAAAGCAGAATGCACACCTAGTGGGGCGCCAAACAAACTTAAAGTAACTTTCCAAGATGTAAAAGAAGGTGGAACTATCAATAGTCAATATAGTTTCGATAACTCTGGTGCAGTATTCGCTATGAGTAAGTTAGCAGAAATAGCATTAGGTCTTGAAGATGGTGATGAGTTCGATACTAAAGAACATACACCACAATTAGTAGGTAAAGAATTACTTTGTGAAGTAGTACATACAAAAGGAACTAAACCTAACAATGATGGTGAATTACCAACATTTGCGAATGTTAAGAAAGTTATTTCTTTAGCAAATACAAAAACAGGAGAAGTTATTGATTACCCTAGAAACGCTATTGCAAATCAAGATGAAGAAGATGATTTAGATTAAAATTAAGTACCTTTTAGGTACTTTTTTTATGCTTTTTTCGTTCCTTTTTCTTTTGATTTTTAAGATACAATTTATTTAGAAAACGACAATAATGGTTTTCTGTTTACCTTATCTATGGAGGTGTAAGTTTAAATTTAGATAGATTTCTTTATTTATACTTATACCTCTTTTTATTTTAATTTTAGGAGGGATAGAATGAGAGAAAGAATTGAAGAAAAATTAAAAGGTAATATTGAAAGAATTTTAGGAAAAGAAGAGTTATCAGCAACTGATGTGGCTATTTTAAAAGAAAAACTAGAAGAAATAAAAAGAGAAGAACATAAAGAGATGGACGAAGAAAAAAGAAAAGAAATAATGAATTTATTATTAGAAGGTGGTTTTAGTGGATAGTTTTTGGATAGCAATATTGTTAGCATTGACTACAACACCACAATCTCCAATATTCGTTAGAGATTATCAAAAATATTCAAAAAGATATGGATGTGATGAATAATGAATAATAATGTTTACACAAACCCTAATGTTAATCCTTATATGAATACTTATAATCAACCAATAGGGTATTCACAACCTATGAATTATGTATCTCAACCTTTAAATAGTGATGATTATATAAAGTTTTTGGAAAAAGAAAAAGAACGTGTTGAAAAATCAAAAGAACAATATATGAATAGAATGCAACAACAACCTACTTTAAACCAAACTATTCAATTAGCACCAACCAATCAAAACGTAGGTATAAAATATGTAAATTCTATAGAAGATGTCAAAAAAGAATTAACTTTGGTTGAAACACCTTTTATAACAACCGATTTTTCACAAATGTTTATAAAAAACGCAAAAGGTGAAATAAGGACATTTTTTATAGAAGAACAAATACCAAAAGATGAAAAAGATATAATTATAGAACAATTAAGATCAGAGAATGATAAATTGAAAGGAATGATAGAAAATGAACCAAGCGATGAACACGATGATGAAGAATGCGACACAACCATTGATAAACCAACTAAAACAAAGACAACCTCAAATGTTTCAAATGCTAGAACAAGTAAAACAAAATCAAAGTAATCCTTTAGATTTATTAAAACAAGTAACAGGAAATTATACACCTCAACAGTTGCAAAACTTTTATGCGACTGCTCAAAACATGGGTTTTCCCCAAGAAGTTTTAACTGAAATACAAAATCAAATGAAATAGGTATCAACATTTTAATGTTTGATATAAATAAAACATATAGAGAGAGGAGGTAAAAATCATGAATGGAAATACTACAGGAGTAATCCCAACTTTCGATGTTTCTGGAAACAATGGGAATAATGGTTGGGGTGGTTCAATGGGTGAATGGATAATCGGTTTAGTTGCCTTAGGAATGCTTGGTAATGGTGGTATGTTCGGTGGTTTCGGTGGTAACGGAATGGGTTATGACTTTCCGTGGTTATTAAGTGGTCAAAACGGAATTAACCAAAATACCAACGATGGATTCCAAAACCTACACTTATCAAATCAGATTGAAGGAACTAGGGATGCTGTAAATAACTTATCAACTCAAATCTGTGGCTCAACTGCGGACATTGTTCAAGCGGTAAATAGTGGATTTGCAGGAGCTGAAATATCTGCTAATGCTAGACAAATAGCCGATATGCAACAAAACTTTAACAATGCTCTAGCTACACAACAATCATTTAATCAATTGGGAAGTCAGTTTGCAGATTGTTGCTGTGAAAATCGTTTGGCTACTTGTCAAACTCAAAACACTATTATTAGTGAATCTGCAAATAATAGATTTGCTAGTGCTAATAATACTAGAGACATTATTACAAGCCAAACACAAGGAACACAAGCAATCCTTGATAAGTTATGTCAATTAGAGTTAGACGGTGTTAAGGCACAAGTAGACGCTAAAAACGATCGTATTGCCGAACTTACAACTCAACTTAATATGGCAACTCTTCGTGAATCTCAAACTGCTCAAAACGCATTTATTTCACAAGGATTCGCTAACGAAGTTGATGCGTTGTATAATCGCCTAAATTCATGCCCTGTTCCAACAACTCCAGTCTATGGACGTACACCAATATTTACATGCAATGGAAATAATGGTTGTGGTTGTGGAAACAATGCATACTTATATTAAAGCATATAGTCGATTACGACACACCTGATTACAGGAACTTGCTAATTGATAAGGACAATTATGTCCTAACCAAGAGAATAGGCAAGTCCTATTCTTTTTAATTTGAAAGGAGAGATATAAATGATAGAAAGTATTCAAGAATTGCCAGTAGTGTTAACAAGCAACACTGCAAAATTAACATTTAGTTCTGACACAATAAGAACAAGAAGTGCTTGTCAAAATAATCAAAATAGTTGGTTATGTCATCAAACAGGCAACCCATTATATCAAGTGTTGGGTAATAGGAATTGTAATTGCAATGGTACAGCTAAATATGAAGTAAGTTTTAATGCCAATGTCAGTGGAGCAACAGCAGGAACACCAGTGGCACTTGCATTATTTGAAGATGGTGTAATAGTACCTGGAACAACAATGATAGCAACAATAACAGCAGCAGGGGATGTATCTAATATATCTTTTGAAAATACTGTTGAGGTATGTGGAAGATCTAATGCTACTTTAAGTGTTGGAAGTGTACCAAGTGTACCTGATTTTACTGATTTAACCGCTCCAGGTGTAGATACACAAGCTCCTATTATAGCAAATGCTACTTTTAGCATAGAAAAAATCGCATAATGAATAATAGATTAGATTTAAGTTCGTATTTATTACAACTAATAAGTTTACTAATTTTACTTCAAGATTATAACAATAGCGATTTAATGCAGGAATTACAAACACAAGATGAAAAATACTTGAAGAAAATAATAGAACAGAATGATGAAATATTAAATATCCTTAAAGAGAGGAGGAAAGATAATGCATAAAGTAATAGAAGAAACTGATAAGTACATAAAACAATTTACAGAAGAAGGTTTGGATAAAGGTGATAATTTAAAAGTTGTTGGCGAATTAATAGACATACAAAAAGATGCCTATAAAATAGAATGTATGAAGGAGGAAAAAGATATGTACGGAGAATACGGAAATTATAGAGGTAGAGGATATAGTCGTGGTGGTTATGAAAACTATGGACGTGGTGGATATGGAGAATACGGTGCAAGACGTAGAGATAGCCGTGGTAGATATAGAGGTGATGACTATATGGATAGAATGAGTGAAGAATATGGTCGTTATATGGAATCAAGAGAAAGATATGGAGCAGGAGAAGAAACTGATAAGAGCTTTCATTACATGGTAAAAGCTCTTGAAGATTTTATACAAGTATTACATGAAGAAGCAGAAACAGAACCTCAAAGACAAATGTTACGTGAAACATTACAAAGAAGTATGATGTAAAATGGGATTTAGGTATTATAATGCTAATCCTTATGGAAATCACATCTCGGATTGTGTCATTAGAAGTTTGAGTGTATTAACTGATAGAAGTTGGCGAGAAGTCTATGATGAATTAACTGATTTGGCAGGAGATATTGGTTTAATGTTTGATAGAGTAGAGTTTGTCGAAGATTATTTAGATGATAGATACCCTAGAGAGTGTCATTATTCTAAAACGGTTGGAGAGTTTGCAAACGAATACCCTTATGGGAAATACGCTGTAACTATGCCGAATCATATTACAGCGGTTATTAATGGCAACATTATAGATAGCTTTGATCCCAGTCAACGAATAATGCGTTGTGCGTGGAAAATACAATAAAAGAGTGCTTATTTGCACTCTTTTATTATGTTATGATATAATTAAATGGGTGATGATACTATGATACCAAAAAAGATACATTATATTTGGTTTGGTAAAGGAGAAAAAAACGATAGGGTGAAACATTGTATAGAGAGCTGGAAAAAATATCTACCAGATTATGAAATAATTGAGTGGAATGAAGATAATTTCGATATTAATTGTAATGATTTTACTAAAAAAGCATACGATAATAAAAAATGGGCATTTGTCTCTGATGTAGCTAGATTATGGGTTCTCTATAACGAAGGTGGGATATATATGGATACTGATGTTGAAGTATATAAACCATTAGATGAATTTTTAAATGAACCTGCATTTACAGGTTTTGAAGATGTTCATTATCCTGTTACAGCAACATTAGGTGCAGAAAAAGGAAACCCAGTAATAAAATTAATGTTAGATTATTATAATGCCATAGATTTTAAAATGTATGATGACTGGAGAGATTATATTAAATATCAAGAAACTTCAACTTGCATACAATCTAATATACTAGAATTATTAGGTGTGAATAGAGATGTGAATATGGAACAACATATAAAACATTTTAGCGTTTATCCACAAAGTTATTTTTTCACTAAAGATGAGGGTTATACTTATCATAGTTTTGGAGGTAGTTGGTAATGGGTAAGGTAATAAAACATGCTAATATTGTATATATAAAAGATTTTAGTCAGATAGGTGGGGTTGAAACATTTAGCTATGAAATGGTTAAAAAGTATAAAGATTTAGATATAGCTATTGTATATCAAACAGGTGATATAAAACAATTACAACGTGCTAGAAAATATTGTAGAGCATATAAATTAGAACCAGGTGATACAATAGATTGCAAAGTAGCTATAATAAATTATGATACAAGTGTTATCGACCAAATCACACCAAAAATATGGAAAGAAAATGCTAAAGAAGATGAAGGTATTTTTCAAGTTGTACATGGAGATTATGAAAACCCAGCGTATAAATGGAAACCTCCTACCGATGATAGAATCAAAGGTTACTTTGGTGTAACGAAATATATTACAGAAAGTTTTAAAAGAATCACAGGTTTTAAAAATGTATCATTACATTATAATCCATTAACAATAGAAAATCGTGAAAAACCATTAATACTTGTTAGTGCCACAAGATTATCGCCTATCAAAGGAAAAGATAGAATGATAAAACTTGCAAAATCACTTGATGAATCTGGTATAAATTATATATGGTACATATTTACAAATGATACAGATGCTATTGATAGTCCAAACGTAGTTTATATGAAACCTAGATTAGATGTTTATAAGTGGATGGATCAAGCAGATTATATTATTCAATTATCTGATACAGAAGCATGTTCTTACACGATAAATGAGGCACTCTATAGAAATGTTCCAGTTATTGTAACGCCATTACCATATTTGGAAGAAATTGGTGTTAAAGATGGAGAAAATGCTTATATAATGGAATTCGATTGCGGTAATATAAATGACATTGTTAAGAAAATAAAAAAAGTACCTAAATTTACTTTTAAACATTTAGAAGATAAATATGATGAAGTGCTTTATAAAAGTAAATCTCATTATAAAGAATATTTAAACGAACGTGTTAATTGTAAAGTTACACAACATTTCACTTTAGGTAGATTCGATGAATTAGAAAATCTTATACGAGCTAAAAAAGGTGGATATGGTGAATTAAACCCAGGAGATACTTTTATGTGTACTAAAGATATAGCTGATTATTTATTAGGTGATAATAAATATCATAGAGCATATATAAAAATAAAAAAGACACCTTAACAAAAGGTGTTTTTATAATCATAAATTTTAGAAAACAACAATCGCATATGTGTTCTGTAATATTCGGTACTAATCCCCATATCAAGACATACTTTAATCCTAGTATCTCCATCATAAAAAGATAGTAATAATTCCTTATCTTCTGTGTTTAGTTCCATATCGTTTGCTAATTTTACTACACTAGCACGACAAAGACACTTTATCTCCTTTTTTAATTGAAGATATGTTACCTTATCAATCATATACAAATTACCTCATTTCTAGTATAATTATATAATTTTGAAATAGTAAAAAGTAGTAAAAAAAAAAGAAGTTATTATAAACTTCTTAATTTTTTATTGATTTCTTGTCTTTTCTTTCTGACACTATCTATTGAATAATTAACATTTCTTGCTATTTGTCTATCATCTAATCTATCGCAATAGAATTGTTTACAAATTTCTGTAGGTATAGGATCACTAGTCACTTGAATTACTGTATTATATAATTCTTCTTGTGACATACCTTTATAAAGTTTTGTATTTTTCTTGATTAAATGAGAAGTAACATAAGATAGTAACACTCCTAAAAAGATAGGTATAAAGAATGATGTAGATGTTTTAAAAGTGATTCTAGTGAGTATATAATAAGTAAGACTACTAAATATAAAACAAATAGCTACACTTTTAAAATGAAAAGGTTTACCAAAACTTCTTTTGTTTACCCAAAAAGCAACTGTGATAAATATTGCTTCAATAAAAGCATCGTTAAGACAAGCTATTAAAACAATGATAAGCATTGTGAATAAATTCCAAAGTATGTAAAGAGGATAATAGATAGCCATAGTTATCTTTTCCTCTTTACTTTTAGGTTTCTTACTTTGAGATTTTCTTAGCAACTTTTTTAGCGAAACCTTTAATGAAGTCAGTTTTTGCGAACCATAGGATACTACCTCCACCCATAAGTCAGATCCTCCTTTCATAAAATATAGTTTATATAAAATTACAAGTACTATCAAATAATCTATGTTTAATATAAAATATGCAATAAAATTATTTTCATTAGTAATTGGTACATTTCTAATGAAAATACTAGCTAGTTGAATAATATTTAAAAATAACATATAAATCCAGTAATTTTTAATATTTATTTTTTCTATCTTTTTAAATAACTTTAAATAAATTAAAGATAATATAAAAAGATATAACATATCTATACATACAAACAATGCTGGTAAATTTATATTGGTTTTACATAATTGTAATACTATAGCTATTATTAGAGCGATTATACTATATAATTTAATTCTTTTGTTATTTTCATTACAAGTTATTGCTAATGTTATATAAACATTAATATATAATGTAATAGCATACCAGATGTTTTCTAATCTCCAATACATCATAAAATCATTTATAGTATTTATCGTTTTATTAGTGTAAACTATACCGAAATAATCTCCACCTAACACTTTAATTATAACAATTATTAGTAGTAAAAAGTAGTAAGTTTGTATGCTTTTGCTAAATAATTTATCTATGTCCTTTTTCATTAATTCACCTCCTTTGTTAATAATATAACATATTGTAGTAAATAAGTCAATAAAAAAGAGTATTTAAACTCTTTTTATAATTCGATAATCTCTATAGCTTCAATTCTTAGTTTTTGTCCTACTGATCCTAATGTAGCTATTCCATCAGCATTAGTCCAACAACTCCAACCACTACCTTGTATATGTACACGATATTTGAAATTACCTTTTAAACACAAACATTCTAACCTTAATCCTTGTTCAATTGTTCCTATAATTGTATCTTTAGTGATTTTACCATAGTCAATCCAACCTTTTTTCTCAATATGTGCTTTTGCGTAAATATCACCTTTATAATCAATTTGTATAGCCTCTAATCTTCTTTTTTCGCCAACAGTACCTGATAATTCTCCATCTTGTTTCCAACCTTGCCAACCATCTTTTTGCAAGTGAGAACGATATTTTATTTTAGCTGGTGGTTTTGGTTGAGGTTGCGTAAATGTTTTCCAATCTCCACTTACTACTCCACCTAATATATCAGTATCATTTACCCAATAACAATCATCTAAATCATACTCGTTATTAAATTGATAATTACCATATTTATTTTTATACCAACTCATATCAGAACTTTGAGATATTTGTATATGACAATGAACTCCTGTTGCATTTCCTTTTGTTCCCATTGAACCTAAATATTCTCCTTGATTAATAACTTGTCCTACTTTTACTTTTAAATTATCATCATGTACTGTCATAAAAGTTGCAAAATCTATTCTACCATTTGCAAATCTAACTCTATTAACACTTCTCCACATTACTTGTCCTGATTCTGCGTATATCTTTTCAGCTCTTACCATACAAGGAGCATAATAAGGATACCTTACACCTACTTCTTTACCTCTTACATCATTAGCCATTATTCCTTTATGTGAAAAATTAGAGTTAGAACCTTGTGCGATATACATAGCAGTAAAAGGGCATAAAAAATATTCTACTCCATCTTTTATAGCTTTTTGTCCTTTATACATATTATTTCTCCTCAATTAACGGCATTATTGCACTTAAACCTGTTGCTATTGCAGTTATTAATAAACTGATTATAGCTTTATCATCAATTTCAAAAATATTTGTAGCCATAAAATATGTTGCTATTGTTGATATTAGTGTTTGTAAAAATGTTCTAAATTTTCTATTGTTCCATATTTTTTTTAATATCTTTTTCATAGTATCACTCTCCTTAATAACTAATATCAGGACTACTAAATCCTAATATAAATTCCTTTGATATTTTGTATTTTATTAGATATTCTTGTATAGCTGTTAATTGGTTGTATAGTGTTGGGTAGTTTGTTGAAGTTATTTCTGTTGTTGTTGGGGTTGCTAGTTGATATACAAAATCAATATTATGATTAGTTGCCCAATTCTTCATACTTGTTGTATCACTTGCTATTGTATTATCTATTACTACTACTAATCTTCTTTGAAATACCCAAAAATAACTATATGTTGTACTTGAACTTGGGTTTCCTTGATGGTATCTAAAATAATTAGTAAGAGCATTACTTGTACCACTTGCTATATCACTTATAGTTTGTATTGTTAAAAATTGAGTATAATTTGTTGTTGTTTGATTTAATTCCCAAGTGTAATTATCATCAATAATAGTTTCTCCAATATTCTTCTCTAAATAAAACTTCCCATTACTAGAATATATTTTATCTTCATAGGTTGATATTTTATTTAGTTGTATATCGTAGTAGGGTTCGTAATCTAAAGCAGTTGTTCCCTCATTTAGCATTATCCAATAATTTTCAAATAATGTATCAATATAATCTGTTTTAATTGCAATAAATAAATTACCATTACTATCAGTTGTTGTTGTTTTAGGTCTATCTAAACCTACACCATTATAAAGACTTGAATTACCATTAAACCATATTTTAGTTTCAAGACTTGTTCCAGTAGGTTCGTTTGAACTTAATGTATATTGAGTATTAGGTTTCAATGTTAATGTTACTTTTCTAGCTCCACCAAGTGGTTCTCCATTTTTAAAATCATTTGCAGTTAAATTAAACAAATTCCTACTCTTCAACCCAATAGGAAAGCTTTGACTTATGTGTGGTTCGTATGGTAGTGCTGTTGTACCTTCGTTAATCATCAATGTATTTATAGTTGTTGTTATTTGTACTGCTCCACATTGTACTACTATATATTTAGCATTTGCACCTGTTGTTACAACTATTGGTGTATTAGTATTTGTATATCTTTTTGCTGAATACATAAGTATTGGAACATTTGATGTAGGTATGTTATCACTATCAACAACACCTGCTCTAAAAATGCTTTCGTTAGAGTTGTTTGCACTTATTGTGTATGTTTTACTTGGTTGACAAGGTATTCTTATTGAATAACTATCTTGTGCATAAATCCAAGATGTATCATTTTCGCCTGGTATATAAGCATATATTCTTTCTGACATTGTGTTTTTGTCAAAAATATTCTTACTACTTACTTTATATGTTAAATCTCCACTTAGGCTGTTTATTGGTACAGGACTTTCAGGTGTTGGTGTTCCATCTTGACTTGTTCTACCTACTATTCCATTTACTGATAAGTCTGTTTTGTTCCAAGTTGCGTCAAATAAATCGTCTAAATATGTTAAGTAATTTCTAAATGTTGTTGATGAGATTATTTCAGCACCTAATGAGTTAAGTCTATCTTTGAACATTGTTTTAGTTTCGTTTAGGTAGGTTAATTTATCACTTATAGCCATTTTAAGCACCCCCTATGACTTCGCCATTAATTAGGTCTAAAGCTTCTCCAATGTCGCCTACAAGCCCATCTACGTATGCTTTTGTTGTTAAGTCTTTTCCTGTTATTACGTTTTCTAGTGTTCCTTTACTTATAAAAGACAAATTATCAGTATTTCCATATTGTGCATACGTTAGATTTCTTGCGTATATATTT